ATCGCTCTTATCGAATAATGGCTTATCATCTTTTACATGACCAGCGTCAGACAATCCTTCTTGAGCAGAGGCTTCAACATCATATAGTTTCATCTTAGCTCTATCAACACCGATAACGAATCGCTTGAAATACGATGGATCGTTATAACGGTTCTTCAATTGCTTCACAATAATCTGGTTCAACTGCTCAAGTTCCTCATTAGAAACCAACGCAAACATAAAGTCAGCGGTAGCAGGCAAACCGAACGATTCAGAAGTATCTTCAAGTCCTGGGTCACTGTTAGTGTAACCTGAACGAGTAGTCTGAGTCGCAGATACAATCGGTACATTATATTCAACTGCCAATCCACGGAGTTCTTCAGCGATAGCTTTAACATAAGTGTAGGAGTTAACCGAACCACCTTGCTTCATACGCTGAGAGGAACAAATATTTAGATAGTCAATAAAGATGATATCTGGAGCAAAGTCACGTTTCAGTTTTAGTTCTTCCAGCAAAGCACGGAAGTGACCAGCGTGAGCAGAAGCAGTGGGGTATTCTTTAACAATCAGTTTACCTTGAGTCTTCTTAACCAGCTTTTGAATACGGCTCTCGTAGATATCTTTATCAACAACCTTCAATTCATCCATGGACAGGTTCAACAAGTTCGCGTCAATACGTTCAGCGATTCGTTCCTCTGCCATTTCCATAGTAATATATAGAACGTTTTTTCCCTGCACTAAACAGGAAGCGCCAACGTGACACATGAACAGAGACTTACCAACACCAGTACCAGCCAAACAGATATTCAGAGTCTTCTTGGACAAACCACCCTTAGTGATTTTGTTAAACATATCCAAGTCGAACGGAATCTTCTCTTCAATACGGTGATAGTAATCATAACGTGAAGCGAAGTCATCAAGGTAATCGTGACCAACGCTAGAGTCGAACGACACAGCGAGGGCATCAGACACTAAAGCAGGGATAGCATCAGGAGTATGAGTACCGTCTTTACCTTCGTAGATTTTAATAGCACCCATGATAGCAAGGTACACGGCACGGTCTTTACAGAACTTCTCAGTGTTCTCAACTAACCAATCTTGGTTGATTGGAGCTTGTACTAGAGTCTCTTTAATGTAAGTGCCGATATCACCGACTTCTTTATCAGTGACACCTTTAGCATTACTCACCTCAATACTCAGAATCTCTGGAGTAAGAGGCTTGTTATACTTGTTGAAGAAGTCAACGATCTGGGTCATGATCACCGACTCTTTACGATCCGAGAAATACTCACGCTTCAGAAACGGAATTACCTTTCGGCAATACGCTTCATCAAACATAAGGTTACTCAGAATCTGTTGTTCTATTCTCATCAATGCCGCCTGTATATACTATCTCGTTCTTGGCAAGTTGCTCAGTGAGAATATCAATAAGCACATTACCAATCACTTGTTCAAAATCTTTAGTGTCAACTACAATACCCGTATGGACATCGTAGTCGAATTTCATCTTGGCTTCATCGGTTCCTTCCTCAAAAGAAACCGCACCGTAAGAGTAAATTATACCTGAAAAAACTCCAGAAGTCAACTTTATTAAGTGTTGACCTTTGGATGTTTCTTCCAAGACTTCGTAGTCTTTAAGCATCTTCGTCGAATTCCAATTCTTCGAGGGCTTTATCCAAGTCATCGGATTGAACCATCTCGATTTGACCCACTGAGTATTTTGTTTTCACAAACTCATAGAACGACTTTTGAGTCAACAGAGGTAGCCAGAAATCTTTGGTGTCTGTATCCTTGATACGATACTTCTTATCTTCAACTACGCCAGTCTCCATGTCTACTTTCGAATACCAACCATTGCTAGGCTTGATAACGTGTCCTGACTCGAGTGCAAGATCAAGTAGACCAGACCACTTGCTAATACCGCCATCAAAAGATACGGAAACAGGGATTTTAGATTTTTCGCGAACATAACGAGATTTTTCAACGTTGATAATAAAGTTGTAGCCGACGACTTCAGTACCGTCTTTTTCTTGTTGGCGACCCAAGATGAAGATATTGTCAGCAGAGTAATAAGCGCCAGTTCCACCGCCAACGATGGCTTTAGGGAACATACCGATTTCCATGTAGGTGTGGTTAACAACTACCATAGGAATGTCTTTGATAGTCAAGTGAGGTGTAACCATACGGAACAAAGACTTCATTTGTTTAGCACGGGTCATATCACCGACTGACTTTTGATCCAAAGCGTCTTCGACTTCTTTCTTAGAAGCCAAGTTACCGATAGAGTCAATAACGATAATCACGTGATCGCCACGGTTGATTTCTTTCAACTGAGCCATAACGTCGAACTTCAATTGCTCGATGTCAGTAATCGGTGTATGGATAACTCGTTCGGTGTCAATACCGAATGCGTCAAAGTATGACTGTGGAGTACCGAACTCAGAGTCATAGAACAACACAACGCCGTCTTCATACTTATCCAAGTAAGCCTTAGCCATCAAAAGGCTGAACGCTGTTTTAAAATGCTTCGATGGACCAGCCCACATAGTAAGACCTGGAGTCAAGCCACCGTCGAAACGACCAGACAAAGCCACGTTAATGACTGGAATGGAAGTAGGAATCATATCCTTCTTAGTGAAGAACTTAGACTTAGAAAGGACGGAGGTGTCCTTGATAGTTGAGTTCTTTTTAATACGATCTAGAATGCTCATAATTAACCTTTCAAAAATTCCAACAATTGCGATTCAGTCATAGTACCTGACTGTCGCTTCACTTCTTTACCTTCGTCGTCTACAATGACTAGGGTCGGGACACCACGAATACCGTATTGCTTAGCAAGTGCCATATTCGCATCAATGTCGACTTCCTCGACAGGGGTTGTAATCTTGTCAGAGGCGTCTTCGAATACACGGCTCAACATCTTACAGGGTTGGCACCAAGATGCCGCAAATTTCAAAACTTTCATATATTTCCTTATCCAAAAAAATCTTCTAGGGACGACACTTCTACCGCTGACCAGTTTAGAGGTTCCATAATTGTTTTTAACGGTTCAACAAAAACCTTCTCGAACTGTGTATCGTAATCAATAAAGTTATTTAGACCGAACTCTGGCGGGATTTCCGTGGAGAACGCCATAACGTTTTCACGGATAGGGTTCGGCATTTTAAGATACACAAACTTAATTTTATCACCCTCACGAATCAGCGGGTAACGTTGTTCGAGACCGTGTCGTTTGATGTAGTGATTATATAGCAAAGCCGCACGAACAGCCATCGGAGTCTTCGGTGCATAGATCGGAGAACCAGCATACTGCTTCATACCAGACACGCCACGAGGAAACGCAATCGCTGATACAGGGAATTGGTCGAACGTCTCTTTATACTTAGCGATATACTTTTGCACAGACTTTTCATCACCGTGAAGAATATGATCAACCGACTGACGAAGCTCTTTACGAATAACCGCTGGAGTTGAAGAACGAACCATAGCCAAACCAAGAACCTTTTGCTTTGGAGTGGCGTATTGAACACCTTCAGAGTTATGTACGTTCAGCACATAGTTCTTTTTGGCGATCCAAATACCCTTGTCGGCTAATACTTCGCGCTTCATCTGCATCTTCTGTTCGAATGCATTCATGTAATCAGCGAGGCTTTGATACGTGTTATCAATGAACGGTTGGAAGATTTCCTCGCATACTTTATCCATGTAACGGATTTTCTGTTCGGTAGTCTTACCTTCGCAAGTACGCTCAACCAAAAGTTCCATGGTCAAGTAGATCGAGTCAGTATCAATAGCAATGACGTAGTCTTTGTTATCAGTCTTCAATGCCTTGTTCATGTACTTGTTAAGAGCGTTAGCCATCCACTGAATGGACAACTGACCAGACAATGTAATACCTTCAGCCATACGAATATCGAAGTAACGGAAGTATGCGTTACCCATCGCACCATAAGCGGAGTTCAAAGCAATCTTCATAGCCATTTGAAGGTTATTCAATCGGCTAATCTCTTTACGAAGGTTGTTATTCTTCTTATCGTGCTCGAATTGCTGCTCAACAGCCAACATCTGCTTCTTGAACTTGGAACGGTTTTTGTACATCGTTTCCATCAACTCAGGCATAAACCCTTTGATGTCTTTACGATAGCACCAGCCGTTTGCAGTTACGGTCAAATCACGTTTGTGTGCGTGTGATGTGTCAATTTCTTGATTGAGTAGTTTGTCAACAGTAACAGAGATCTTTTCATGAGTCAAAGTCTCAGGAGAGATATTGTACTGCATGATCAAGTGAGGATACAATGAGTTCAAGTCAAAAGAAACAACCCACTTATGTAAACCAACCTGTACGTCTTTAACGAAAGCACCTTCAAACTGTTCAGACTTACCGCTGTGTTCTTTCATTGGGATAACAATGTTCTTCTTACGAAGGTGATTGTAGATGATAGCATCCCACATACGAACCTGTGAGTAAACATCTTCATAGTTAATCTTGGCTTGGTAAGCCATGGTCAAGTGAAGTTCGATTAGACGCATCTTATCTTCAAGACGGTCAACCAGTTCTACGTCATGAATGTTATACTCAACGAACTGTTGCCAGTGGTTTGTATAGAAGTCACGGAAAGTATCACCAGGATTCTCTTTCTTCTTGTCGCCTAGTTCCTGCTCTGCAATGTAATCCAATCGGTAGGATTCTTGCTTGGAGTAAGTATACTTTTTGTACAACTCGAGATAGTCAAGCTGACTAATACCAGAAACATCATAGTGGATTTCTTCATTGCCTTTGATGAACGTTTTGCGTTCAGTAATCATACCCCATGGAGAGATCTTCTTGGCGAGTGCTTCGCCAAGTTCACGAATCATTCGACGAATCAAATAAGGTGTGTCGAAGAAGTCGGTGTTCCAACCAGTGATAATATCTGGATAGTTACCTTGCCACCAAATGATAAACTCTTTGAG